TGATCAGCAGGTCAACCAGCCACAGGGCCGGGGTGGTCACAATGGCCGTGATCAGCCGCCAGAAAGGCGACCAGGCAGAGTTGTTTGCAATCTGCAAATCCTGGGCCTCATTGATCGCATCCCACTCCGCCTTGATCCCTGCCTCAGTGGTCGGTATGCCGGCATCATCCAGCATCTGTGTGTAAATCGGATCAGTCATCATCCCCCCAGATAAAAGCCCACCGGGCCGAATTTTATGGTTTCCGCCACCAGATAGAATGTGCCCGGCGCCGGCTCCTCAATATATGCCGACCCCGGCACAATCCGGGTGTCATTGTCCACGGCCAGGGTGATTTCCACCTGGGTGTGGTCGATCAGATCCCGGTTCCGGTTACCCACCAGGGGCGGCAAAAATCCTTTTTCCCGGATCATGTGCACCAGGTCCTGGGCGATCACCTCCCGGTCATCCACCAGCAGTGGATTGCCGGCCACGTCCAGGTCAAGGTCGTCATCGGTGATGAGCAGGTCTGTGTATAATGTCATTTATTTTCCTTTCCCGGCGTCAGCCGCCCGCCAGCCACAGCTGGTTTCCGATCTCCTGGGGATTGATGGGACGCGATGTCACCACCTGCCCGATGTGCACGGACCGGGATTCGGTCCGCCGGTTGTCGGTGTTCACGGCACTGGAAATCATTTTGCTGACCCCGCCGGTTGCTGATGCCCCCTGACGGGGTGCATTCAGTGCCGGAGACGATGCCGGCGCCAAATCCGTGTCATCACCCAGGCCGGGGATTTTTCCCTTGATCCATCCCCAGGCACCGGATATGGACGTGATCTTGTCAAAAATTTTGGTAATCATTTCCCACAATGATTTCAGGCTGCCCAGGACGGTATCCACCACGCCCATAATGGCCTGGCCCCAGGCACTGTCCATGAACGCGGCCTTGAGGTCATCCCAGTAATAGATGGCGGCGGCCGCCCCGGCAGCAAGGGTCAAGACCGCCCCCACCGGGTTTGCCATCATGGCCACCTTCAACGCCACCATGGCACCCCGGGCAGCCAGAATACCGGTCCTGAATAGCGCCACAATAGCAGTGACACCCTTGACGGCCAGGCCATAAAGCCAGGTGGTGAGCGTGACCCCCTTTAATACCAGATGATACCCTTTCAGAACAGTGCTATGGAAAAACGTCCCCTTACCAAATGCAATCGTTGCTAATTGTGCAGTGCCGGTAACAACTGCCAGCACACCTGTCACCCCGGCAAGTGAGGAAATACCGGCGATTCCATATCCTATCGTCTTTGCAAACCCTGGATATCTCTGGGTCCACTCATAAATCCAACCAGCCCCATCTGCCAACTTATTCACAAAGGCATACAGGCTTTCAAGCGGACCTTCGAATAGTCCCAATTTAACTACCTCAAAGCCCTGGAAAAGCCTTTGGAAAGAATCAGTTCTCGCGGCCGCCATTTCCATCGCCCTGTCCAACCCTCTTGTCGCTTTGAACTCACCGATGTCCGCTGCCAATAGTTCCCGTTGCGCCATCAATCCGTATATAACCTTCAGTGCCTCATCCGTGCCAAATGCCTCTTTCAAAATCCCGCCGGTTTCTACTTTTTTAAGGTCTCCGAACTTTGCATTGATTTTATTAAGAATATCCGGCAAAGGTATTATTTCTCCAACGGTATCTGTAAATTTCAGCCCCAATTTTTCCTGGGCCCTCCCAATATTATTGAGAAAAGATTTATAAGCAGTGCCTGACTCTCCGCCTTGCGTTACATTTTGCAAACGACCGATGACTGCCATCTGCTCTGACTCAGATATTCCCATTTCTGTCGCTTTGTTGGTCAGCAGCCTGAAAGAATCAGAAAACTTTTTACCTTCTGTCTTATATTTATTTACAGCCAGAGCCGTCCGGCTGGCCATAGTTTCCACCCACAACTCTTTGCCCATAAGCTTTGCCTGCTTTTCAAAGTAGTTGTACATTGTCCCCATATAATCGGTCATGACAGATTCAGACGCCTTGGTTGCTTTCGCCAGCACCGCGCCCGTATAGGTGAATGTCCCCAGATCGCTACTTGACAGATTTTCTATTCCTGACTGAATGTCGTAAGATGATAAAAGAAATGCCTTTGCTGAACCGCCAAATTTAACTGAGAACTGGGCAGCCTTATCTGTCAAGGTATCTAACCCTTTCTGGGCCACCCCCATGCTCTTCACGTCTCCCAGCGCCAGGTTAATCTGATGCGCCGGCATAATCATCTGTTTCAACGAATACCCGGCAGCCACAGCAGCAGCCCCGCCACCGGCAATTTTTGAAAAACTATCTTTTGCTGTATCAGACAAGCTTCTCATCTTGCTCTGAATCTTCCCGGCCGGGCCGGACACCCGGTCCAGCAGGGAGATGGAAAACATCAATTTTTCAAGCTGGGTTGCCATGTGCTATGTTCCTTTATTTTGAGAACGCCTCCACAATGCCGCGCTGGACTGCGATCCGCTGTTTTTCCCAGAAATCTTTTTCCAGCCAGACCGCTTCCCCCATGGCCCGGGTCGTGACCTCACGGTCCGGAAACCATTTTCTGGCCAGGGTTGCCATCTGGGACAGGGCATTTTTTTCAATGCCCGCGGCAACCCTTTCTACTCCCCCAGGGTGATTTTCAGTTTAGGAGAAATGGCCTCGATCACAGCCGTACCGATCTCGATCACCGTGGACGGGTTTTTCAGCAACGGGGTCAGGTCCTCTTTGGATTCCTTGCTCACGGACCGCACCAGAAAATTGTGCATGGGCGTAACCTTGGAATTTGGCTGCATCTCATCGATGAGCCGTTCATGGCTTTCCGGGGTGACGTTGAATGTGATCTTTGTGCCGTTAATGGTCAGGGTGACTTTGTTCTCATCCATGATTGTTTTCCTTTTGATTGGTTGATTGTTCATTGCCGGGCGGACACAGTCAGCCGGCAGGCTTTGAAAATTTGTTCAGGGCAGACTTGGTCATGTCTCCCATGTAAGGCGCTGCAAAATAAAATCCTAAAATCAGCATCATTGCCCCGTTCATGTTTTCTGCGTATCCGCCGATCACATCCGCGGATGTTACAAATTTTTCCGGATCCGATACCCACACAGCAACCACGGACAACACCATCATGGACAGATACTGAGTGATCCAGACCAGGGTGACAATCAAGGCGATCAACCGCCGGGCCAAATTCTGCCCCTGGGTGGACGCCATCCATGCGATCACCATTGATCTGGCTTCAGTGATCGCTTTTGCCCGGTCCTCTGCCCGTTCTTCCTGGGTATAGACCAGCTTGTCTATGGCATTTGTCGCACCGTCCACAATACCGGCCAGCGCTTTTTCTGTTCCAAACAGTTTTCCGAACAAAGATCCGATCATCACACCCTCCGTTTCGTTTCCAGGATCGATGCCACATCCGCCCGGAATCGATCCATATCAAAATTTTTCCCGGGGCAGGACTTATACCCGGCAAACCTGCGGTGGCCATACACCCGGTCGGCATGGATGCCGAAAATACGGCACAAGGTGGCGGACAGGCGGACGGCCTGGTGCCATATTTTCGGCGGCACCGGGTCTGAATCATAATTTCCCACCAGGCAGATCCCGATACTTTTCCGATTCATCCCCTCCTGGGAGCAATGCGCCCCGGTTTCGTCCATCATTCTCCCGGTCAGGATCTGCACCTGGCCGTCAATGTCTTCAATGCCGAAATGGTATCCAATGTCCCGCCATCCAAGCTCGTTCACGTGATAGTTTTTGATTGCGCCCCAGGACACGGTCCTGCTGTCTTTCGTCAGGCTATGGTGTATGATGATATTTTCAGGTGTCATTGTTTTTCTCCCGCTTTTCCCTGCAATCGCATTCCGCATCCTTGAGCTTGTACTGCTCTGTTTTCAGCCGGATCTTCTGGATCCGTATCTGATACACAGCAACGGCCAGGGCGATAATAGGAATGATGCCGGCACATATCTGGCCCACAGCTGTGGCAACCGCAGTGACGGCCAGCACACTGGCGTCATCGAGTCTGAATGTCCTGGCCAGGGAAGCAATATATGATTTCATTGGGTCGCTCCGATCAAGCCGACAAAATGTCCGCTTTTCTGGCAGGATCAATCAAGCCTTTGGCAATATACAAATCAACCCCCATAACTGTCTCCGGGTCATCGGTCTTGATATCTTCTGCAATCATGAATGCCTGCTTGACCGCCCGGACCTCCGGGTCCGTGTCGGCAGCGGCCTCGATGGCCACGCGCTCAACAAATGTCAGCCGGCGCAAAAAAGCCAGCTTGGTCATGGGTGCCGCAGGTTTTACACCGGTAATAATCTCAGGCATTGTTGATCTCCTCATGAATAAAATTAATGGTCACTTCCCCGTCATCGTCCTGGGAAAAATCCGCCAGCAGCACCGTGTCTTTGGCCCGGGAAGGGGGCACGGACTCCAGGGCACCGGCCGGGATAACAGATACATAATACCGGTCCGCGCTGATTGCTTCCGGCACCAGATAGATTTTCACTCTCCGGCTGGTCTCGGGTGCGGGGATGTCACACACCAGATTTGCTGTGCCCCTGATGCCGGGCAGCTCAATGTGGTTTCCTAACTGCATGTCACGCTCCTTCTCACGGCAGCTTGCCGCAATATATTAGTTACTGTTTGATGCCCGTTGCAATGTTTCATGTAGCCTAAAAAACTTTGTATCCGCTGGCGCAACACCTCGATCGGCAGCTGGCCCTGGGAACAAAGCCGGGCCGCTGAAATTATTTGCCGCCTGGCCCGTCGAACGATGCGCTTTCTGGGCAGCCGGTGGGTGGCCCACACGCGGTACCCGCAAAAATCGACACCCCGTGCGTTGGGGAAAATGGCTGTTTTGGGGTTCAGCTGCAACATCAGCCGGTGGTTCAAAAAAAAATTCAATCTTGGACAAGATCTCACGGAGCCGGGCCTTATCAGGCGATATGATGATAAAATCATCCATATACCTGCAATAGCACCGGATTCCCAGACCATCCTTTATATAATGATCCAGCTGATCCAGATAAATGTTGGCAAAAAGCTGGCTGGTAAGGGCGCCCACCGGGATGCCGCGGCCGTCCATGCCGGACTGATAAATAATCCGGCGGCACAGCTGCAGCACCTGCGGGTCGCAAATCGTGCGGCTGATAAGGGCCATCAGCGCATCATGCCGCACAGACTGAAAATATTTTGCAATGTCTGCCTTGATCACATACACCCGGCCATGCTGACGGGTCTGGGTTCTTAAAAAGTGCTGCACCCGATCGGAGGCCATGTGGAATCCGCGGCCCTGCCGGCATGCATAGGAATCAAAGACAAACTTATTTTCAAACAGGGGGCCGATGACATTGACCAGGGCGTGGTGGACTACCCGGTCCGCAAAAGGAGGTGCCTGGATCAGGCGTCGCTTGGGTTCATGAACAACAAACTCATGCCAGCGCCCCGGCCGCCAGCTCTCCCAGATCAAATGATTCTGGATATTGACCAGGTTTTCTTCCAGGTGCGCGGCAAAAGACAGGGTGGGCCAGGCGTACCGTTTGACCTTGCGGGCTGCCAGAAACGCCTGGTACAAATTTTCCCAGTCAATGACTTCGCAAAAAAGATTGTTGTGTGTTTTAGGCATTCAGCCTCCCGTTTTTTTTGATCGGAGCCGGACCACGTTCCCGCTCAGGTACTTGCCGCCCGGTCCTGTTTATCTTTTCCGGTCCCGGTCATACCGGGCGGAGGGATAATCGCCCCAAATAATTTGCACTGGACGCGGCCCCTTGGGGACACGCCTTCTGGCTTTATAATGACTTGCCAGGCGGGAGCCGTTGTTCGAGTTCGTGTTCGTGGCCGTGTTGTTCAAGTTCATGTAGAAAAGACCATAGTTCGCGTTCTCATTCCAGTTGCCGCCGTTCTAAGCAATTACCCGTTGTTCATTGTGTTTATCCAGCCGCCGGTCATCCTTCCGATTTCATTGACGTGGCGGATCCATACCTCATACCGTTTGGTGTTGATATATTTGAGTCGGTGCGTTTTCCGGATCAAAGACCTTAGATATTCAATTTCAATATCCAGGTTTTCAAGCGTGGTTTTCTTGTAATACTTTTTGCCGGCACGGACTGTCAGTTTAATTATTTCAGTCAAAGTGTTTCTGATGCTGGCGCATAGAACAAACTGTTCTTTTTTGGGGAACTGGATCATCACAATGTGTGAATATGCATCCAGTTCCTCTATTTTGGTCAGTATCAAAAGGTCTTTCATTTCGTTGCCTTTTCCCGCCGCTACCGCGGCGTAATCAGGATTCAGTATTCAGACAGCAGATCACTTTTTTGCCAGGCGGGAGCCGCTGCTCGAGCTCGAGTGCGTGGCCGTGACGTACAAGTCCATGAAGAAAAGACCATAGCTCGCGTTCTCAAGCCAGTAGCCGCCGTGTCTGGCGATCCGGACCGCATCACCGGGCTGATAAAACCGTTGGTAATCCGCCAGTGTGCCGTTGCCATATGTGCCGTCAACTGCTGCGGCCAGAAACAACGCTTTGCAGTCAAAGCCAGCTCCCTCGTTTTCAAGCAGCGTGACCGGATATCCGGCCATGTCTCCGGTCAAGCCAGTTGCGATGGTGACATACGTGCCGTTGCCCTGGTTGTCGAATATCTTCAGGTCCCCGTTGATTTCCAGTTTCAAGCCATCCACAAACATGAAAACGTTAGACCAGAACTGACGCAGATTCAGCAGGGTATCAGATGACACGCCGGTATTCTGGACGGCACCGGTATTATTATCCCCGCCGATGACCGACTGGACATCCGGGGTTCCCAGCTTGATCAGGCCCAGATACTGCACCGCGCCCAGCTCGTACACATCGATATTATGGAACCCGTCCACCCCGCCGGTATTTCTGGCCGCGCATTTGGTCAGAAAATCATTGAAGCTGGTGGACGCCAGTGGGAGCGCCCCCGCCACAGACTTGACCATGGTCCCGCCGTCATCGGATGCCTCATAAGCCCCGGCCCAGAACTGATCGATCTCCACCCCGGCATCAAAAAAAGCGGGGTACACATCAAACCCGTCAAAGGGCTGGTCGCTCATCCACCGGCATGTCTTGCCGGCCTGATCGGATCCGGCCGGTGCCGGGCCAACCTTGTAGTAAAATTTTGGATATTTCACCATGTCGTTGCCGTCGATCACCACATCCTCAATACCGGCATATGTGGGATGATTTTGAAAATACGCGGCATCCGGGGTGATATTGTTGCCGTCTTTGTCCACATGCTGCCAGCTGCCGGCGCCGCCACCGGTGGACACCAGGGCCACACCGATAATGGTGGCAAAGGATGCCTTGGTGGTAAATGCCGTTTCTGCCGACCAGTCAGAGTAACCCAGGGTATCCCCTTTATACCTGACCCTGAAAAAATACCCGGACTCCCCGTCCTGCAGCACACCTTCCGGCACCTGGTGGCTGGTCAGGTCTGCCACCTCGCCGGAATCATACGCCGGCACAACATAGTCCCCCCCGGACGCCCGGATCTGCCACTGGGAGGCGGCATGGGTTTCTGTGGGCTCGTACCCATCGTCAAATCCGCCGGTGCTGAATGCGGAAGCGGTCAGGGTGGGTTGCTCCGGAATGTCCGTGGCCCCCTGGGCCGGGTAGGTATTTGACGGTGCATTGATATACTCTTCTGCGACCGTAGCAAAGCTTGTTGCCGCGGACCACTCTGACCAGGAACCTTCCGCGTCCCGGTACCGGATTCGCCAGTAATACTCGGAAGAATCATACAGCACGGTATCCGGCACTGAATAAGATACGCCCGCCGGCTGCACATCGGAATCATGGGCCAGGTTCTCCAGGGCCGCGTCATAAAAAATCTGTATCTGCATACCGGCCTGGCTGGTACCCAGCACATGCGAATACGCCCCGCCCTCCAGGGTGGGCATATCGTGCACATAATCCGCCCCATCTTCCGGGCTTACATTCGACGGGGTTTCAGGGGGATGGTGATATCCGCCGATGTCCAGGGCCTGATTCGCCAGCATCAGCTGATCCAGATACCCGGCTACTCCGGATACAGTGATTTTCAAATCAAACGCCCCCCGGGCCGGGATCACATATTCCACATCCAGCAGTCCGGCCGGATACGGAGCAGCCGCTGCCAGCTCCCACGACCATGGCACCGCAGTCCATTCCACATGATCCGCGTCCCGAAAAAAAACAGCCAACACCATGGCGGTATCATCCCGCCGGATGACCAGGGATTTGTCCGCGTCATCCGCGCCCAGGTCGATGTTTTTTGCCACATATTCATTGCCGGGTTCAGCCGTGGCGCCGCCGGACATCCGCGTTGTGAATGTGCAGGTTCTTTCTTCAGAAAATACGGCCGGGGTATAAAACAGATCATGGATAAACACCAGGCCGGTTCCGTATTGCCAGCGTATATCTGTCTTTTTATCCGATGCATACCGGCCGTCCGCCCTGCGGCGGGATATGCCGATGCCGCCGGGTATTAATAAATTATCCATGTTGCTCCTCCTTAATAAACAAGACACACCGCAGAAACGGCCAGCCTCATTGCCGGGCTGACGGCGATAATTTCACCGGATTCAAACGTCCATGTGGTTTCGGTATCATCATTAAAATACACCACCAGATCCTGGTCGCTCCGCACGGCCCGGTGCGGGATCGGCAGATCCTTTTCCACTGTGGCAATCCCCAGGGGTGCCATGCCGACCGGGACCCCGCTGGTATCTCTGATCACTCTGTTGACTTCAGGCATTTGCTATGCTCCTGTCTCTGTGTTGATAGGCTACTGCACCAGGGGATCTGTCCGCTCCTGGGACAGATACGGCGTGCCGTTGATGCGCACAAAATCCGGGCTGGTGACCTCAAAGGAAATTTTTGTGATGGCCTTGCTGTCACTGGTGGGGTCATATTCCGCCACATCGGACAGGTTGAGCAGGCATCCGAACGCCTCGATCTTTTCCTCCTCGGATGTGCCCTTGGCGTAAAACATCAGGTCCGCCGGTTCAATATCCTGCCATGACCCGGTCCGATTGGCCTCTTCTGACAGGATGCCCATGGCCGCGGCATCCAGTTCAATTTCTCCGGTGGCGGATACCTCGCCGTCAATGTAGCCATTGGGTATGCCCTGGTCTTTGACCGCCTTGCGGGTGTCTTCAATGGACAGGGACGCTTTTTCCGCCCGGAGTTTGAAATCCCCCAGGGTAAATGTAAAGCTGCTGCTGCTGACTCGTTTCATTTGTCATGTCTCCTTGATATTGCCGGCCTATTCAGTGGACAGGTCCAGGGCCAGGTTCACGGTGATGTCCTTGGGACAGTTATACGGCCGGACCATCAGATAAATTTCCACCGTGGTTTTGTCCAGCCATACAATTTCAATCGCGTCATCTGTGGGCGGATGGATCTCCCCGGGGAATGTCAGCCCCAGAATGGTCACGCTCTTGGCCATGGCCCGCAGCGGCCGCATAAAATAGGCTTTATTCTCCGCCAGGGAAGGCGGGGTGGAATTCAGCCGCCGGTCACCGATGCGGGCAACCGCCAGGGGATACACCCGGCGCATGGCTTTTTGAACCACCCGCAGGTTTTCCACCACCTGGTAATCACCACCCGGGATATCCAGCATGTTGCCGTCTCCCCAGTAAGTGCCCGGATAATCCGGATACCACTGCGGGACAGAAAACCGGGCCGCATCCAGTTGCGCCAGATGGGCCATGGTCAAGCCGTTTCCGTCCATGTCTGACGGCCGGTCCGACCATTCCCCCAGCATGGGGCCGGTGGCCACGCGCATGGGGGTATCTGCCACAGTCACGGCCCGGTTGCACAGCCGTCCGGCAAACGCTCCCACGGCATGATCCCACAGATACGGCACCACACACACCCGGTCCGCTGCCACATCAGTGGTGATGGGGGTGATGGCGGCAATATAGGCGGCCCACGTTTCTGTCACCGCATCAATCCCCCGGACCGATGCGATAAAGAACACCGGGCGCATGTATTTTGATAAAATAGACGCGGCTTCCGCATGCATGGATTCCAGATCTGCGGCAGATGACACCGGTTCCACCATCACAATGCCTTCGCAGGATGTGATCTCCATGGCCGCGTCCATGTAATCAATGGCCGTTTCCAAAGAAGCATCCACATCCACTTCCATCACCGACGCGGAAAAATTCTGGCCGGCATTGAGCCGGGCCGCTTCCACCTGGGTTTTCAATACGGAATCCGCTTCTCCCAGCAGATCGTCCAGGTCGGTTTCAACACCCACGGCAACCACGCTGCCGACGTTTTCAGTGCCTTCCCCCACAAACAGAAAATGGCGTTCGATTTCAGGCAGTGCCCCCTGAACCAGGTTCAGGCGGTTGATTTGTACAGTACCAAGAGACATGATCGACTCTCCTTATATTAAGCTTTTCTCAGTTCCTGCAGGGCCTGGGTGGCCATTGCAGTCAAATAAACGTTTGCATCTTTTGGGGTGACACCCAGAAAGGGCCGTTCCGGCACCTCGATGGTCCACCGCTGGGGGCCGTTGGTTTTTCCGGTGCGCATCAGCCGCAGGATCAGGCCGGCCTGACCCAGGGTCAGATTGTCCTGGATCCATTTCTTTGACACCCGCTTGAGCACGGCCTTGCCTTTGCCCCGCTTTCTGGCCACCCTGGCCCGGTAGCCCTCCTTGATCAATGAGGCTGCCTGCCGGGGCGTGGCCGGCTTTTTGTAATCCGGGGTGCCATACGCTTTTTTTGCCTTGACCGATCCAAACGATTCCGGGACCCCATGTTGATGCCTGGATGCCACCATGGCATGGCCCGGGTTCTTCCAGGTCACCACGCCTTCCCGGTTGTCCGGCGTAAATTTTGTGACCAGGCCTTTACCCATCTTGCTGAGCAGTTTTCTTCTCACCCGCTTTTTGGCCCGGGGTGCCATCTTTTTGCCGGTCACGGTCTGCTGCTTTTTGATGTTCAGCCGGGCATCCTGGATCACGGACTTACCGATCTTGCGCATGAGCAGGCGGCGTCTTCTCGGATCCATGGTCAACACATCGATCTGATCCATCAGCCGCAGCGTGGATGCCGGATCCGTGTCAATGTCTATGCCGATATCAGGCAGTGCCATCTTTTTTATCCAGTTTTTCCAGGACCTCCGCCACATCGATGCCGATATCAGACACGCTCCAGCGTCGGCCGTCCCATAAAATATCTCCGGAAGTATCCGGTACCAGTCCCAGGGCTTCGTCAAATTCAATATTCAGTTGCACATACACATATTGTTCATCATGGATGGTGACATCCACTTCCGGATCTGTCAGTCCCAGCAAATCCCGGTCCGGATCATTGACTGCCAGCCACACCATCACAGAAGACAACAGCAAAGAAGCCAGGACCGCCGGGCACTGCTCGATCCCGATCACGGCATCATACTTGAACCGGCCGATCTCGATGCCGTTGCCCAGGTCCTTGCCGGTGGGCACCAGTTTGCCCAGATCTGCAAACGCTTCCATGTTGTCTCTGGCAATGCCGGGCAGGGCAGCGATATGGGCGGAAAGGGCGGAAAGTTTCTGCATTACAACGCCTCCGCATGGATGGTCAGATTCCCCTGGAGAGCGGCAATGGCATCGGCGGCAAACTCATACCACCGGTCAGCAGTCTCTTCGGATTCCACCACCTCTCCTTTTGACCGGGTGGACGCATCGTTTTTCCGCATCACTGTGGCAAAATCTGCCAAAAGCAATGCCTTGGCCCGGCAGAACACGGCACGTTTATACAGCACTTCCAGGGGATGGATATCCCCGATCTGCTCGTTTGCATCTACAACAATGTCTGTGAGGGCTGCGGTGCCGGCATCCACATGGGTTTTCCGAAAATAGGACAGGGCCGCATTGGCCCATGCCATGGACAGGATCAGGCGGTCTGTGACCATGGTTTCCCGGTACGCGGCCGGGATCCGGTAGGACTCTGCAAATTCGTGCAGGTTCAGGTCCGGGAAAAAAGGCGCATTGGTGATCACTGTATCTGGATCGATCTGGTCTGAAAATCCGGTGAAACTCACGTCATCTCATCCTTGTGCCTGGGGTTATGGGTGGGCCCGCCTCCCGGCCGGAAACCGGATGGCGATCAATCGCAGCCGGATCCGGCGGGATCGGGTCGGCGGGCGGTGGAGCTGGTTACGCTTTGTCTGGGGCGGGCGCCTGGCTTTCCAGTTTCTTTTCCGCCGCAGACAAAGCAGTTTTGACTTTAGCGCCATATTCCATGGCAGTCTCAAGGGCTGCCACAGCCGCGGTGTGATCTTCTTTTTCCATGGCCATCAACCCCTTGACCCGGTAAAACCCGGCCCGGATAGGGTCGGGCAGGTCCCATTCCCTGGACATGTCCATCATGTCTGTCAGGTAGGGTTCCGGGGTCCGGCCGGCTTCCTGCTCAGCTTCGGCCCATTCCAGGACCGTGCCGGCCAGAAACGTGGGCAAATCCCGCTTGAACCTTTCGGGCATGGGCACGTCATGGTCCAGGCAGTACAGCGCCAGATCCATGGCACCGGGGATGTCCTTGATGTCAAACAGCCAGACCAGTATCTGGCCCAGGAGCGGATGACTGGACCCGGCCGCTTTCAGGGTCTGGACCACCGGCATATACTTGGGCACCAGGTGGGCCTGCTTTTCCGCCTCTTTCTGTTTGATGCTCTTGATGGCCTTGAGCCCGGCCAGGTCGGCTGCCAGCTCGGCATCGATCTTGGCCAGGGCCTGCTGCCGTCCGATGCCGGAAGCGGGCAGGGATCTCACGGCCCGTCCGGTACCGGATTTTTTTTCAGGGCCGGATTTTTTATCAGCACCGCCGGCGTGGCGTTGCTGAAATTTCTTCATTAAACTCATGTTGACTACCTCCTGTCACGGGTTGTCAGCCCTGTTGTTTATTCCCAGGTCTCGCCATCCGCAGCCAGCAGCTTGACATTGTCAAACTCGACGCCCACAAATTTTTCCGGGGTCTCGACCACATAACCTTCGTTTCTGGAGTTGTAGTCCTCTACCCGGTCTTTTTCCGGTTTGTCTTTGATGCGCCGGCGCCATGATCCTGACTGCACATAAATGGACAGGTTATCCAGACTGGTGATGACCAGTCCGCGGGAAGGAAAGTTGTTGGGGGTTTCCCAGGGCAGGCCGCCGAAAAAGGTCAGGGATGCCGTGGCCAGTGTTTTTTCCGTGGGTTTGAGACCCAGGGCCTGGTACAGGGCGGATTTTTCCCGGCCCACCAGATCGGATCCGATCAAAGCGATCAGGCCGGTGCGCAGATACTGGGGAATGCCTTCCAACAGGTCAGACACGGCATGATCCAGGTTCACGTAATCGCCGCCCTCGCCGATGTGGATTTCATTGACTGTGCCGCCTTCGGTGAGAATGTTGGCCGCTTTGTTGTCCCGCATGTACTGCATCCAGCCTTCGTTGACATCCTGCATGAGCGGGTTGGCAACAAGGTCGGTATCTGCTGCAGCAGACTCGCCATACCACCCGATGATCACCCGGTCGTTGGCAATGCGTTTCTGCACATACCTGGCATACCGGTCGGCCAGATCCGGGAACTTGGCCCAGGCATCCATGGTGGCATACCGCATATACACATCAGAGTTGGTCTGATAGAGTTTGTATGTGAAAGTATCCAGGCCCAGCAGGTCCCTGGGGGTCCGTTCCTGGCCGTCCACCGTGGTGTCGGTCCGGCCGGAGGCGGGTCCGGATGCGCTGCCAAGAATGTTCTGGCCTTCCATCTCATCCACCATGATCACATTGATGCGCTGAAGCAGATCTTCCTGCTCAACGATTTTGTCCTGGAGCCGCTGTTCCACTTCCGGGGTGGCGGAAAATGTCTGTCCGACCGTGTTCACACCGTAGGTTTTTGCAATCCGGCCCGTCATCTGGTCAAAAAGTTTTCTGGTGATGGTTCTCATTGTTTGTTTCTCCTGTAAAAAAATTACCTGTTCAAAGGGCCAGGCCGGTTGCGGCGCCGGCTAAGGGTTATAAAAGTTCGTCCTGGTCACCGGCGGCGCCGGTTGTATCACCAAACTGTGTACCGGGGTTGGCCGCTTCCAGGCGGTCCACCAGGGTTTTGAACTGGGTGGTCAGGGTTTCCAGGGCTGATTTCAATTCAGTGAATTCTTTGCCGTCATCCACCGGGGCGGGGTCTGCTGCCGGGGCAGAATCACCTGCAGGGGCCGGAGCTGCTGCGGGCGGTACCGCGGAAAAAGATTCGATCTTACCGGCCAGCTCGGTCACGGCTGCCTGGGTGGCCTCAAGGGTCTGGGTCAATGTGTTGAACTGTTTTTCGTCCATGGGTGTTTGCTCCTCTTGTTTGTCCGGATTGTCCGGGTTGCCCGGCTCCTGGAGCCGGAAAAGCCACCGGGCCAGTTTGCGGCCAAAGTGATCCATTTGATTGTCATCTTCCATGTCCCGGAGATCGGGCACCGGTTCGCCCGGGTACCGGGCCGTGAAGGTCCGGCCCGGCACCGTGGCAAACCGCATTTCTTCCGTGCCCAGAGATGCCGGCATGTCAGTCATGCCCAGGCCCGTGAGATAGCACTTGCCCGTCTCGGCGAAATTCTCCGTGGGTTCAATGGAAAAATGCAGGTACTCCTCCCACACCTGGTTCATCTGCAACAGGGAACGGGAGGGGCTGATCCTTGCGAACAGCCGGACAATGTCTCCATCTTTTTCCGCTTTGAGCGCCCGGACAGATCCATAGGATGCATACCGCATGTGATCCAGCCACAGTTTGGCCGTGTACACATCCGGGTCATAGGTTTCCGCCATATCCAGCAGCCACTGGGGTTCGATGTTTCTTCCGTCCACAGTGGGTCCGGACTGGGCGATGCGTTTCCAATCGGTGACAAGTGATGCCGGCATGTGAGATCTCCTTTGCATGTACAAATGACTAAATATATTTTCACCATAAAAGACATTTTTTGACTTGTACATGAAAAATTTTCCGATTTTCGCGTTATCGGAAAGAAAATGCACAAAATGTATGGATATTATTGATATTATGGAAAAAACAATCTGATTGTATATGCAAAGGACAGGGCTTGAAACAGTACCCGCAAGAAATTCAGGACGCATCCAAACGGCTTTACCTGCGCCGGCACAAACCCAAAGAAATCGCGGATGTGCTGGGGGTTCCGCTGCGCACCATTTACGACTGGCGGACCAAAGGGGAATGGGATGATCTCTTGTCCGATGAAACCATTGAAGAATCCTTTGCCCGGCGCCTGGCTGTGCTGGCGGAAAAAGATCCCAAAACCAAAATCGATATCGCGGAAATGGAAACCCTGACCGGGTCCCTGGTCAAACTGCGCAATGCCCGGGCCGCCTTGATCGACACCCAGGCCAGTTCCCGGGCCGGGAACAATGGCCAGTGGGATGCCGGGTCCGGCACCGGCGGCCCGGGGTCCGGCGGCAAGGCAAAGAAAAAAACAAAAGGGAAAAAAAGGAAAAACGACGTCTCCCGGATCACGGCGGATGATTTCAAGGAAAAGCTGCACCACGCCTATTTTGAATATCAGCTGGCCCTGCGGGAAGCCCGGCGCCAGCGGGTGCGCATGCTGCTCAAATCCAGGCAGATCGGTGCCACCTGGTACATTGCCCAGGAAGCGTTTGAAGATGCCACCCTGGAAGGGCGCAATAAAATATTTCTGTCCGCCACCCGGGCCCAGGCCGAAGTGTTCCGCCGGTATATTGTTTCCTGCGCAAGGCAGCATTTTGACATTGACCTGACCGGGAACCCCATCATATTGAACACGGCCAAAGGCCCGGCAGAACTGCACTTTCTTTCCAACAATTCCAAGTCGGCCCAGTCCTATACCGGGGATGTGATCATAGATGAGTTTTTCTGGATACAGGGATTCAACAATCTATATAAGGTGGCCTCGGGCATGGCCACGCATAAAAAGTGGACCAAAACCCTGATGTCCACCCCGTCGGCCGTGACCCATGAAGCCTATGATTTGTGGACCGGGGACCGGTACAACCAGCGGTTCAAAAAAAAGCGGGTGGAGTTCCCCGGGTTCAAGCAGATGCAGTCCGGGATTTTGTGCCCGGACAATGTGTTCCGCAAGATCATCACCATCAAGGATGCCATTGCCGGCGGGTGCAACCTGTTTGACCTGCATGATCTGAAAAACGAATACAGCCCGTCGGAGTTTGACAATTTGTTCATGTGCCTGTTTGTGGATGACACCTTCGGCGTATTCCGGTTTGCCGATCTGGAGGACTGCCAGACAGACACCAGCCTGTGGACGGACATCGATCATTCAGCCCCGCGCCCGGCAGGCAACCGCCCGGTGTGGGGCGGGTATGATCCTTCCCGCACCAGGGACGATGCCTCGTTTGTGATCCTTTTGCCCCCGCTCAAAAAAGGGGACCGGTTCCGGGTGATCAGAAGAGAAAAATGGGTGGACAAAAGTTTCACCTGGCAGGCGGCTGAAATCAAAAAGCTGTGCGACCAGTACAATTTTGCATACATCGGCATCGATATCACAGGGCCGGGTGTGGGGGTGTACGAGAATGTGAAAAACTTTTATCCCCAGGTCACACCGATTCATTATTCCGTGTCCAACAAAAGCCATATGGTACTCAAGGCCCATGAGGTGATCGAAGCCAAACGGATCCAGTGGGATGCGTCAGAAACCACTATCGCACATGCGTTTTTGACCATCCGCAAAATCATGACCCCGGGGGGACAGATCACCTATGCTGCCAACCGGACCAACACCACGGGGCATGCCGATGTGGCATGGGCCATCATGCACGCCCTGGCCAACGAGCCCATCAGCCACGACCAGGCCGCCGGCGCCACCGTGGAGTGCCTGTAACCATTTTACTTATCACTGATAACATTAAAAAAGAGGTAGACAAATGACAAAGAAAACAGAGAAAACCGCCCCTGCTGACAGCCCGGCCGCCGATGCCGGGTTATTCACTTTCGGTGATCCGGAACCGGTCCTGGACCGGCAGCTGACTGAATACCTAGGCGTCTGGCTGCTGGATAACGGCACCTACTATTCCACCCCGGTGTCTTTGCCCGGCCTGGCCCGGCTGCGGGGTGCCAATGCCTACCATGCCCCGCTTTTGGAATTCAAGGTCAATATGATTTTGCGGGCGTGCAACCCTTCACCGGCTGTGCCGCTGTCTGTGCTGCTGCCGTTTGTCACGGA